GCAAAAACGCGAAAGAATCGCTAACACAGCTTAACGCGTACCAACGACTTACAAAGGCTACGAACGAGGCGCAAATGAAGTTTAAAACGCTTGCGGCTCAATATGGTGTAAACGATAAACGAACAAGGGCGGCACGTCGAGAGTTTGAAAAGTTAGACGTAAAACTAAGAAGTGTTAACGCGGCGGCGCGTGACGGTCGCCGTGATGTTGGGCGCTATGGAAAAGCATTAGAAGGCGTAAGAGGGAATGCTTTGAAGTTGGCTGGTGCGCTAGGTGCTGGTTTAGGGTTTAACGAGTTAGCACAAGCGGCAGACAAGCAAAACGATATAAATAAACGGTTAAATATATCTTTCGGTATTCAAGGTAAGGAGTTAGCGAACACTAGAAAACAGGTTCAGTTTTTAGCGCAAGCCTACGACGAAGATGTTAACGATGTTTTAAATACAGCTAACGTTTTAACTAAAGAATTTAAAATTAATCAAGATGATGCCTTTGCTTTAATAGAGGAGGGTTTCTCGAAGGGGGCTAATGTAAGAGGGGAATTTTTAGAGCAATTAAAGGAGTATTCCACACAATTTGTGAGCGTTGGCCTTAATGCAGAAGAAGCAATTGCAGTTATAACACAATCGGAACAAAGAGGTGTCTTTTCTGATAAAGGCGTAGACGCTATTAAAGAAGCTAATTTAAGGCTTACGGAACTAACACCAGCGGCTAACGATGCCTTAAAAATGATCGGTATTTCAGGGGTGGAATTACAACGTGAAATAGTATCAGGTGAAAAAACAGTATTTGAAGCTACACAGCAAATTAGTAAAGAGATTGCAAAATTACCACCTAACTCGAAAGAGGTTGGAACGGTGTTGGCTGACGTTTTTGGCGGTGCTGGTGAAGATGCAAAAGGCTTCGTTTTAGAACTTGGAAACGTTTCGACAAATCTAGACAGCTTAAAGGATAGAACGACGGAATACGACAAAGCAAAACAAGATTTAATTAAACGATTCATCGAAATAAAAGATGAGATTGCACAAGGTTTAGTTCCTGTATTTCAGTTCTTAGCAAATAATCTCGGAACTATTATAGGGGCTTTGGCGCGAGTTGGCGCAATGTATTTGGTTTACAGAAGTCGAGTTCAGATAGCGGCAGCGGCAAACTTCTTGTTTAATGGGGGGCTTTCTAATATAATTAAGTCAATCCCGAAGATGATTCGAGGAATCAAAGGTGCAAGTCTTAGCTTTAAAAGTTTGGGCATGGCTATGAAATCAATTCCTTTCGTTGCTATTATTGCCGGAGTTGTTGAGCTTGTTTCATGGTTGTGGCAGTCTAAAGACGCTACCGACGCGAATACAGCGGCAGAAAGAAAATTAAACGATGAGTATGAGCGTGGGAATCAATTAAGACGTGAGCGAACTAACGAGGGGCGAGATATTGACACTCAGGTAAAAAACAGGAACAAGCTAACACAGCAAGAACTTAAGTTACTAAAAGATAAATTAGAAGCTGAAATTGCATTCGGAGAGCAAGCAAGTTTAAACGCTAAAACCGAAAGAGAGCGTATTAAACTACAGAAAATAGCCAATATACAACGACAACTTGATCAGGGCGTTGAAAGCCTTGAGAAACAGCGGGATTTAGAAGCTGAGTTATTTGATTTGCAAAATGACCGAGCGAGATTTATTAGGACTCTTGGCTCTGGTAGTGAGGGTGAATTCTCGTTAGAAAAAGAAAATAGACTACTAGAGAAGCGGCAAAAGCAACTTGCCTTAATTCTTCCGTTGATAAAGACTAGTACAACGTTCACTCGCACAGGTGGTGAATTCGCGGAAAAAACACTAGAAGAACAAATTAACCTTTTAGATGAATTGAATAAACGTCTTCGAGAGCGTAACGAATTAGAGCAAGAAGAAGATCAAGCCCAAAGACAAGAGCAAGTAGATATTCTTGATAAACTAATTGACCGAGAAAAAAAGTTGCAAGAAGAACGCGCAGTTGAGGGTGAGTTCGATTTAACTAGACTAAGAGCATTATCATCGGAAAGGCTGCAAATAAAAATAGATTCTATAAATAGCGAGTCTGAATTTGAAATAAACAACCTTGAAGATACGCTTGAAATAGAACAGAGAAAGCGTAGGGATGCTCTACAAAAACAAGTTGATGACGGCAAGGCTTTACAGTCTGATTTAGACAAGTTAAACCAAATTGAGTTAGCAGAAATTGAAGTTTTAGAAACAAAAAAACAAAATATTCGAAGTCAAGCGGCGCGAGACAGGGCAGCTTTGGAGATCGAAAACAGTTTAGAAATATTGGATATTAACGACGCTTTAAATGAGTCGTTAGAAGAATCTAATAAACAACTCGAACTCGAACTTGAGAAACAGGAAAAAGATGCCCTTGAAAAACGAAAAGAGCAGTGGCAACAGTTCTACGATTTCTTAGGAGATTTAGCGAATGAGTCGTTTTCAAACGCAAAAGAACTATCACAAGATCGTCAAGAATTAGCACAACAAGAAATAGACGCGCAACAATCTATTTTAGACGCTACGAGAGAAGCGGCGCAACAAGGTAACGCGAACGCACAACAATCGTTGAAAGCAGAGGAAGAGGCGTTAGAACAAAAGAAAAACCTACTAGCCGAGGAACAGCGACGCGAGGAAGTTGTACAACAATTGGAAACGTTCTACAACCTTGTTAATTCGTTTATTTCGGGAGGTGATAACGCCGCCGTTGCGATTGGTAAGGCTACCGCGCAAACGTTCAGCGTAAAGGCGGCGGGTGAAGCGTTATTTAATTTGGCTGGAAGTTTCGCCGAGGGAGGTTATACAGGAGACGGCGGTAAATACGAAGCCGCTGGTATAGTTCACAAAGGCGAGTTTGTAATTGACAAAGAAACGACGAGCGCGTTAGGGTTACAGGGTGCGACTATGAAAGATTTTAAATCTGACTTCATGGCTAATCAATTAACCGGGTCGGCTATGCTTGACACTTCGGTAGCGACGGCAAATGATAATAACCTTCAAATGATGATGCTTCAAAGCGAATTGAAAGGATTACGTCAAGACATTAAGAACAAAAAAGAAATCGAGATTAACCCGGTAATGAAAAAAGCTATGTTAATCGGAATGGAAATAATGGAACGCGAAGGTAACAAGGTTACTAAGTACAACCACATGAAACGCAAATAATGAGTTTAAAAGGGTTTCCACAAAATATAGATATTAGCCCAGACAACTGGGAAGAATTAAAGCTAGTTAAAGACTTTACAAACCGCCGCAACGGTGTTGAGGTCGAAATTGGAGATTTCCGACTAGAGCGCGAAGGTTATGAGGCTATAATAAATTGGATTAATTCACAGGGTATTTTTGAAAACCCTGAGGCATATTTCACAGCCCCAGACGGGGAGGTTTACAATATGTTTTTAAATATGCGATCTATTGATGTTGGACTAGATGACGTATCAATGGAAATAAAAATGCGTAAATCAAACGATCATTTTTTTGAAAGAATGGATTGGTTAACTTGGGAGTTGTTAAGGCAAGAAGGTTTTATAACCGATAACATGTTAATAGATTTTCCTTATCTTGTTGTTCCTGATGATTTACGAGCACAAAAAGCTATTCAAATTGTAACTCTGGGCAGCTTGTTATTTCAAGTTTACATAACGGTAAAAGAAATTATAGATACGGCAGCTTTAATTTTAAACCCTACTAATTTAGCCGCATGGATTGCTCAATCTGTTGCGTTGGCTGCATATTTAGTACTTACTTTTGCCTCTATCATTGAATCATTGGTTAACCTACAACAATTATATTTCCCTTTAATTCGCTATTTTAAATGTATTTCGGATTTAGACTTAATGAAGGTCGCTTGCGCCCGGGAAGGTTATACGTTTATTTCTAACTTTATGGAAAATGAACGTGCGAACGTTTATACAATGGGACGACCAGACCCGGCAAACGTATCTATATTTAGTCAATTAGATAATTTTTTTGCTCAAAACAACACGTACTTAAATTTCGGCTATCCACGTTCTTATGATACCGGAGGAGCAAACGCCGGGGCGCTGTTTAGTGAATATTTACAAAACTACGACGTTGATTTATTTATTTACGATGGCACGGTACGTTTGGAGCGTTCTTCATTTTTCGAGAATAACGCAAATATAAACGTAAAACCAACGCTAACGGATCAAGATAACAATGATGATAGATACACGTTTAACTTTGAAGAATCTTGGGGACGTAAATACTTTCGATGGAGCAACGACGAAAACGACGCGCATAGTAAAGACGTAAACCGAGGCGAAGTTAGATTTGAAGCGATTACAACGCAGATAAACACTATTAATGAAGACTTAGTTGAATTAAACGGATTAAACGAATACATAGCTCCGTATGCGCTTGTAAAACGTAAGGATTCATTGACAGGAGCGGAACAATTTATAACTTCCATTTTTAACAATGTAACATCTGTTTTGGGTCAATTACCTATTACACAGATTCCAATATTCTCAGATTTTGGAGCCGAGCGTATCGGTGTTGGTATATTTGAAAAAGATTATTGGACTGTAACTAGAAAAGTTTGGGGGAAACCTGAATTTGATTCGGTAACGGGCAGGACGGTGCTAAGACAACCAGACAATTTTCTTGACTATTTAGGTCAGGACGCTATTGACGATATATTTAACCAAGGATTGCGAGTTAACGCAAATACATTTAGAAATAAAGAACTAAAAAATTTACCTTGGACAAGTGCTAATTTTACTAGCCTTTTACAGAATAATAGAGTAAATTATATAGGTGAACCAGATGGGGCAAAGGTTTTGCGAATAGAATACTTTCCGTTTCAGTACTATTGCACATTGACGGTTGAGTTAAAATCAGACGCAGGCAATAACACACAAACAACAATTTTATAATGATTAAAAATTTTATAAAAGAATGGAATGAATTGGCACAATCTCAAGATGTTCCAGTTGAAATTAGAGCATCGTTTAACTCTTATTATCAAGAGTTAATGCAGATTGCAAATGATAGTGTAATGACTTTCGAAGAAAAGAAAAAACAAATATCTTTGTTAGAAGAGAAATACACGGAAAAAATTATCGTAGATGGGACTGAAAGTAATAAATAAAATTGCGCCTAACGATAGGCTTTCACGTAACGGGGTTGGATTCCAAGGCAACTACCTTGACGTTCAATACGTGCAATATACGCTAGAACTCGATTTGCGCTTAGATTTACGTTTAAAAAATCCTGTTTTTTATGATTCTTCAAATAACACTTTGACGTTAACGTCTGGCGCTTGGAGTGATTCAGATTTTATTGGTGCTTTTGTAGGTGCGAATGTTGACATTAAATTTGGAACAAGTGCAAGTCCTGCAACATCTACAACAATTACAGCGTTGAACGGCGCGGTTATGACTATCGCGCCAGCTTCACTCGGTGCAACAGGAAGCAAGACAGCGGGATATGTAGAAATAACAGATTTACCAAAAGACTTTGAGTTAAAATATAACCTTGTGCGCAATTCAGTTGCAAGTGGTACAGGCTCTTTGATTGACGGTGAAGAAATACGATTTAGGGGTGTTGATGTTGATTTGCTTGCCGTTTCCGGCACGATTGATTTAACGCAACTAGGAAACAAGTCTGGCGGTTCAATCTTTAACACAAAACTATTAACGAGAATAGCGGACGTAAGCGGGAAAAAACGCTATACGGTAGACCTTACTTATAAAAATTGGGTTTGCCTTTCTAGTTCTGACTATTTCAGCGGCGAGGCTGTTGGAGATTACGCCGAGTTTGATGTATTTATGATTGCCTCTGATCCTTCAACAAGGGTAAGTGATACTTATTTTCAAGCTGGATTTACCGGATTTGAAAACGAGAACTTTAACGGAAACCCCTCCGACTATGTTTTAACTTCTATTGATTGGGAGGATTTAAGTACAAACGCCCTACAATCTTTTGACTACACACAAGATTCATTTTTCACAATTGTAGTAACAAAGCAAAGCGGAAATTTTAACGCTACGGATTCGTTCGATTTTAAAATGTTTACAATTCCAAACGATGCGGGGCAATATTCTAATAAACCACTGCCGTTAGATAATAACTTGATGTTAGCGCAGAACGGTGCGCCAATAGCGCCAAGCACACCAACGAATATTGCTGGAAACTTAAACGAATTGGGGGCGGGTTATAATATCATTGGACTTAATAGCACTATTGCTACTAACACAATGACAATAACTGGACGCGTAGTTCCGAACAACACATTTAAAACTCTATTTAATTCACGCGTCGTTGGAGATAGGGCGTATAAAATAGTTATATCAACCGAAGATAATACACTTACTTTCGATAAGTCCGACCGCGTTAACGTTTTAGTGGATAGCGCACAGGCTCAAAAAAACTTAATCGACTTAGGTTCATTCGGGGTTACAACTTTACAGTTTACAGATCATAATAACGACGTTTACACAGGAACGCCCAATCTTTATCTAGAAGATGACGTACTTGTTACCGTTGAATATACGATACCTAAAATTTTAAGTTCTCCAGCGGTTAATCCATACGTTGCTATAAAAGGGCGTATTGTTATTGAAAACACCGTTACAAACGAACGCTTCACGTTAGAAGAACTTGTTTACGATATTTCTAGTCTTCCAATTTTAAGCGATGGAACCTTGCCACTTGACTACTTACTTGACCGAGGTTTCAAACTACCAGACACATCGGATAAAAAAGAGTTTATTGTCGAGCGTAACACCGGAGCAGACAGCGCGGACGTGTTTGGGGCGCGTATGAAGTATCCGTTTATTGTTCGGTATGAAGATTGGATTTCAAAGGCTAACGTTCCAGTTGATTTCTATTCGACTGATACCGAAAATTGGTACAATTACGCATCGGCGGCAAATTGGGAAATTAAGTTCGAACATGTAATTGAGGAAAACAACACTACTAACCCGCCATTTATTGAGGGTGAATATATCGACGAGCAAGTATTTACTATTAACAATTACGATGATTGGGGAGAAACTTCAGATATTGAGTTTTTTACCGAATCAGGAACGCCGTTAACAAAACCTAGCGGCTCAGAACCTTCGTTAATTAAAGCTAGTCATCAATTAAGTGCTGACACATACATCGGTAACGAATGGGTAGAAATACATGTTAGGCCGAAAAAAAATAGTCCACAATGGACAGCCTCAACCGTTTTAGACGCGTCTGATAATAACAACCCTTTATATCCAGAAACGGGTCAAACAAAGGCTACTATTACTGTAAGTGGCGACACGGTGACAAGTACGATTCTTTTTGATCCTACAAAAATTGATTTAACGGGCGGACTAACGTTTACAACACGCGTAAAAGGCGATTCTTTAGTAGGAGGAGAGCGTAACAACATTTTCTTGCTGGACACTAAGGTTTCACGTAAACCATTCGTTCCGGGAATTGGAGATATTACCGACCCCGATATAGTTGAAGACATAGAAGAATGTAGAGGTATCAAAAAGTGCTGTGACGTCGAATTGAAATGCGCTTCACTTACGAACAACGCACGTAAATACAATTGTATTACGGCTATTTATTTAATTGCTGACAGTTACACCGTAACACTTAAAAACGCAAACGGAAATGCAACGACGTACACGCCGCCAGTTACAACGGTATTTCCTAACGATCCAGACGCTTTATTTGTTCAAATTGAATGGCAAGACGTATTAATTCAAGACGGCGCGGGAATGTACACTGTAGAAATTAGCGGTTATTTTCTTAACAGTGTATTACAAACTCCTTTTGTTTGGGGTGAATATGAGTTAAAGCCGTATGAATCCGACGGTATTTACAACCGGGAGGGGACGTTAAGAGTTTTAAGTAAATTTAACAGCGTTAACAGCAAGCTAGGTATAAACTTTACCGGGGCGAATATTTACGACTCACTTATCATTAATGGTAAATTTGGATATAACGAACCAAATACCGAAGTAAACAATACCACGTATTTAGATGGTCGCCGCGAAAGTTTTAAACGCGAGGATTTTGATACATGGGAACTTAAAACAAATCTAGTTTCACAATACTTTATAGATCGTCTACGATTTCATATCCTAGCGGAAAACGAAACATGGCTAAGTGATAACAACGCAACCTCTCCTAGTTATTTTCTTTTTGACATTCCGTTAATTGTAAAAGAAGGTTATGTTCCAGAATACTTCGACGGATCAAGACTTCAAAAAGGTACGGCTATTTACGAGGATAAAGTACGGGCGTGTAGAGTTCACTTTAACGATAATCGAATCACAGCGGAAACATTAGCGCCACCGTCTGTTAATATTCCAGATAGTGCTAAAACCTCAGTTGGGGCAACATTAATGAAATCAGGACAAACTACATCTTATGGAACCAATGATGATGGAGATTTACAGCTAGGTAGATTAGTAGATCACTTTACTTTGCCGGGGAATAATCCTGCTGGAAACACTAATCGTTTTACTGATGAACTATTGACTTTGGCCTATGCCAATAATATCATAATTGATTGGAGTACATACGACAATGTAGCGGGAACAGTGTTGGGCTGGTACACAGGGGACTCGTCAACACCTAGAAATTGGGTTACAGCTAAAGACACAGCAGCAGCAACATCAGTAGGAACTTATACGAGTGGCTGGTTTTTGCCTAACATCCGACAATACCAAAGCATTCTATACTATGGACTGACAAGCCTATTAAATTACGCCCCATTTAATTACGTTTTTGGTTTGAGTACAAGCAGTTCAAAAGATTCTAATAGTATGTATTTAGTTATACCGCAACAGGGTAACGCCGGACAACCATTCTCTAAATTGACTGGATATAGACATTTTGCAGCACGAATATTTACAGTAACAGGAACCACTTTAACATAAAAAAAATGGCAAATTATCAATTTAACACTTTTTCAGGGACAGCTTTTGTTGACCCAATAATTAAACACTATCGTGTAACACACAACACAGACACAAGTTCTACTTTGTTGGTTATGTGTGAAGTAACTTTTTGCGCTCCTGCCGGAATGATTGGCGACCCTACCGTGACGCTCAACAATGTGCCAATCAACACGATTAATTTTGAAGTCGAAGATGTTGAGTCACGAATTTGGGACTACTTAAACGACCCTTTAAACGGTTACATAGTCGGATAGTATGGACTTTAGATTAAAAATAGAAGGAAATGACTTAGTTATTTTTGAAGACGGATCACCAGAAACGGAATACATTAGTAATCCGACAGCGGTAACTGTTGCAAAATTTCCGAATGCTACAGAAGTTCAATTTTACGATTATTCACAGAAACAAAATCAAGGTTTAGACCCATTTTTGTTAGGTGACAAAGATACAAGTTTTGTTATTACGTCTTTAATTGATGATAGAACAGGTGTGGCTTTTACTTCTGTTGCTAATTTTAAAACGTTTATACGTAGTAAAATAGGTTCTATTTTTTGCAACAGTTCTATTAATTCTCTTACTCGTAACGGTTTTATAGATTATAACGATACTACTGGGGCAATCGCTTTATCTTCTAACACTTGGACAACCGTGCCTAACAACGGGCTTGGCGCTTTTACAAACAAAACATATAAACCCGACAACGTTAGTGAATTTATGGACGTTTCTACGGGCGCAATAGACGTTACCGAAACTGATTTAGGAGACACTATTTTAATTCGTAACGATTACCAAATTAATCCAAACACAAATAACGCGCTACTTGAATTTAGATATACTTTAGGTTCTGCGGCAAACGCTTACACGCTTGAAAAAATTGTTGGAAGATTAGACTCGGGGTCAAATCAAAATTATCGTTTTTCATTAGAGCCTGATCTTATTTACATGGGAGACAGTAACACACGAAATAACCCCATTTTTCTACAAGTAAAACTTTCAACTAATGGCACGCTAAATAATGCGGGTAGTGTAATTCAATTAATAAAAAGATGAGTCAAATTACAATATATAAAGACGCTGCTGCTAATTCAATTTTTATTGAAGACGCAAACGGGGCGCAATTTTTGAATAGTTTGCAAGCAAGCGTGCCGAGTACTACGGTAACAATTACAGACCTCGCCAGACAGATTGAAATTGTTTCTAATGCTGATCACACTGATTTTGTCGATAACAACGGTGTAACCTATCAACAAATTTCAATTAATGAAGGTGGAACTGGTACAGCAATTGAAGTACGTGATCTTTTAAACGCAGTGTTTCAAAGTTCTGGAACACCATCCACAAACCCTCCGACTATTACAAGCCCTTTGACTATTAATAGCGTTCAAGGCTCTGTTATTAATTACGAGTTGACAGCCAATTTTGGCGTAGGTTATGAATGGGATTTATCAAGTGTGCCGGGTATTGTAAACGTTGAGGGTAATGTGCGTAAATTAATTGGCGGGTCAAGTTTGACTACAGGCACTTATAATATACCAGTAAAAGCAATAAACTATAACGGTGAGGATTCAGAGACTATTGTTTTGACAGTTTCAAATCCACCATTCGCTAATACTAAAAGTGTAAATTTTAACAACAACGATTGGGCGGGTGCTAATGCTGGTATCTTACAAAACGTTCTAGGTAGAAGCGGAAACGGAAGCGGCTCTTCTGACGCTTGGACAATGTCGTTTTGGTTTAAAGCTGGAACTGCTAATAACGCAAGTCAAACGATTCTATATTTCGGCAATCAAGACGTTGCGAATCAAGGCTACATACAAATCAAATACAACGGAAGCCTAAATAGGTTGGAGATGAGGTACGGAAGCAATAACAACAGGTTAAACTTTGCTACAACTCAAAACAGCATACCAGTAGGACAATGGACTCAAGTCATTATAAGCTATGACGGGGGTACAACAGGCGCGGCCAGTGGTTCTGTTAACGCATATTATTCTAGGTTCAAATTCTTTATTGATGGTGTAGACGTGTCAAGTAGCAACGTTAATTCAAATAACAACTTCGGATACACTGGTAGCATTCAACCACAAAACTTCAGAATAGGAAGGTTTAATAACGGTCAGAGCCTTAGAAATAATTGTAGGGTAGACGAGCTGAACATATGGGATAGCGACCAGAGCAGTAATGCCTCTGCACTATACAATAATGGAGTGGTGTTTGATACCATGACATTAACAAACCAGCCTGTACATAGGTGGCGCATGGGAGATGGCGATACGTTCCCATTCTTATTGGATAGCGGCTCTGAGGCAAACTGCATTTTTGTGATGAACAACATGACAAGCGCGGACATAGTAAACGACGTACCATAAAATCAAATGAAATGGCAAAAACAAAAAAGAAAAAAAACGCTCCAAAACTAACAGCAGAAGAGTATAAAGAGCTAACAGGTCAGGGACTAGGGTCTCTAGTTAATCAAGGCAACAGTGTTGTAAATAACACTAGCGCAGCAAACGAGAGAACAGAGTCAAAAACAAGTCAAGAGCCTACGGGAAACCAAGGTACAAGTGTTATAAACAACACCAATACAGGCCGAACTATCACAGGTACTCATGGCTAGTATTAGAAGTAGAGTATTAATCGCCCTACAAAGCTATAACGACTACCCAGAGAGCGCAAAGAACAACGCTAAAAAGGTGTTAAGGTGGCGTGAAGAACATGGTGACGAGGTTAAGGGGATGACTCGCATAGGATGGACTAGAGCCAACCAACTTGCAAAAGGTGAGAATATAACCCGTGAGACTATCGCTCGTATGGCTTCATTTAAACGACACGAGAAAAACGCGGCTGTAGCCCCTGAGTACAAAAACACACCTTGGAAAGATAAAGGCTATGTAGCTTGGTTAGGTTGGGGAGGCACTTCGGGTGTTAATTGGGCTATCAGAAAACTCGAAAGCATAGACAGAAAGAAGTGAAAATACGACAAAGCAAACATAAAACAGTTAAATAGACATGAAGAAAGAACTAACAAAGCTCGAACGAATTAAAAAAGTTTTGTTTGAGGACGTAAAACTAACGGAAGAAGTACAAGAGGTACAACTTTCAGAAATGAAGCTTGAAGATGGCATTACAGTTATCGAAGCTGAAGAGTTTGAAGCTGGGAAAGAAGTTTTTGTGAAAACAGAAGACGGCCAGTCCATTCCTTTGGTAAAAGGTGAGTATAAACTTGAGAGCGGAATGATCCTAGTTGTAGAAGAAGAAGGCGTAATTGCTGAAATCAAAGAAGCAACCAAAGAGGAAGAGGAGGCAGCACCAGAAGCAGAAGAAGAGGTTGCAGCGTCCGAAGCTCCTACAGAAGCTCCAGTAGCTAAAAAGGTTATCGAATCAGTATCTAAAGAAACTCACTTTTCAGCAGAAGAAAAAGAGGCTCTAGAGAATGAGATTGCAGAGCTTAAAGCACAAATTGCTGAACTTTCTAAAGTAGAGGAAGAGACTCAAGAGGAAGAGGTAGAGCTTGCAAAAGCTATCACACCAAACCCAGAAAACAAAGAAGAGGTAAAGTTCACACGGTTAGCACCAAATAAAAAAGGGGGAATCGGCAGCCGCGTACTATCTAATATTAACAAATATAATTAAGAATAAAGATGGCAACTACAACATCAATTACAACAACTTACGCAGGTGAGAAAGCTGCTGGTTATGTTCATGCCGCACTATTAAGCGGTGACACTCTTTCACGCGGATTGATTGAGATTAAAGCAAATGTAAAATACAAGCAAGTACTAAAGCGTGTTTCTACTGATGACATCCTAAAGAATGCAGGGTGTGATTTCGATGCTACTTCTACAGTTACTTTGGATGAGCGCACATTGACTCCTGAGTCTTTTAAGGTAAACTTACAGCTTTGTAAAGAAGACTTCCGCAGTGATTGGGACGCGATTGAGATGGGATTCTCTGCACACGATGAGCTACCAAAATCTTTCGTAGACTTCATTATCGCATACGCAGCGGAGAAAGTAGCAGCTAAGACTGAAACTAACATTTGGAGCGGTGTTAACGCTAACGACGGTGAGTTCGACGGGTTTGAAACTTTGCTATCTACAGATGCTAACTTACCAGCAGCGCAAGAGGTGGCAGGAACTACTATCGACGCTTCTAATGTTGTGGACGAGATCGCAAAAGTAGTAGACGCAATTCCAAACCGTTTATACAAAGAAGACCTTTGTATATACATTCCTATCTCTGTTTACCGTTTGTATATACGCGCTCAGGCTGCGCTTGGATTCGTTGATCGTTTCAACAACCAAGACATGGGTGAGAATGTAATGTTTGACGGTATCAAGTTGGTAGTATGTCCTGGAATGTCAGATGACACTATGATTTGTACGGTAAAAGGAAACTTCTACTTCGGTACTGGTTTACTTTCTGACCACAACCTTGTAAAAGTTATCGACATGTCAGATATCGACGGTTCTGATAATGTTCGTATGGTTATGAAAATGACAGCAGCGGTACAGTACGCATTCTCTGAGGACGTAATCACTTACGGTATCACTAACTCAGCGAACTAAGATTAAACAACTAACTACAAAGAGGGTGGGCGTACTGCCTGCCCTTTTTTAATACTAAAATTTTTATATTATGTCTTGTGATATTACAGCAGCACGCAACGAACCATGTAAAGACTCAATCGGGGGCTTAGACGCTATCTATTTCATTAATTTTGACGATGCGCCTTATGGTGATTTGGTTTTTGACTCTACAAATACCGATGTAATTGAAACAATTAACGCGGCACCTGGCACAGTTTCAGCTTACAAATACGAGTTAAAAGCAGATGAAAACACTTTTGAAGAGTCTATAACTTCAGATCGTAACACTGGAACAACTTTTTTTGAAGGTGTCTTGAATGTTTCATTAAAAAAGATGGATTTAGCAACTCACAAGGAAGTGAAACTATTAGCTTTTAACCGTCCTCACATTGTACTGCGCGACCGTAACGATAACTTTTACTACATGGGTTACCGTTGGGGGTGTGAGTTAACAGGTGGAACTATTGCAACAGGTGGAGCAATGGGAGATAAAAACGGGTACATGCTAACGTTTACTTCTCGCGAAGCTATTCCAACTCCATTCATGGAAGCAACAGATGAAGCAGGATTGAATACGGCTGGCTTAAACGTGGTAACTGCATAAGGTTACTATTTTCTTTCATAGTAGAGGGGGTAGCCGTCACGGCACTCCCTTTATTTAATACATTTACAAAATGAAAAATATCAGTAAAAGAGTAGCGGAAGCGCTAAACAAAAATCAAGAGGTACAACTAAGCGCAGAAAAAGTTGAGTTGTCCAACATAAAGACACTTGATAAAATGAGAAAAGGTCTCGAAAAAGAGCTACAAGCACTTGATAAGGAGGCAATATCCTTGACGGATTTAATGCGTAAATATTTTGCTACACAAAAAGAGTATAAAAAAAGTGTAAGGCTTACAAAAGCCGGAATAAAATCAATGGAGGACCAAGCAAAGAAGTTTGAGAAAGACGCAAAAGCATTAGGACTAGGAGACGTTCCGATGGTAAAAACTATACTAGGTGCAGCAAGTTCGTTAATGGCTAAAATGAAAACGCACATAGACAGGGCGGACAAAATTAAATAAACAAAAAGGAGAGTTTTAATACTCTCCTTTTTTTTTGTGTCAAACAATACCTTCAACAAGGCTTTAAAACAAATATATTAATTCTTTTGTATTGTTCGTCGAATTTTCAAGATTATCTAAAGTCTTCCATAATTGACTAATATACTTTTTTTCCCATTTACACATAGGGTTTAGATTGCAGTTTATTTGCTCTGTAATAACACTTACTAATTTATCCTTTTCCATACATTCTAAATCCAAAAACCTATATACATCCTCAATAGTTTCATGTACAGATTTAAAAGTACTAATAGGATTGGCTTTTGTTAGTTGAAATTCCATTCCATTAAGGTTAACACTTTCCTTATTCTTTAAAATTCCTAAATAGTATCTCATATACTTTTTCCTGCAAGATACAAATTCAAAACACTTTATTAGTTTTTTAGTTATTTATATATGATCGTTCTACAAGAAACAGCAACACCACAAGAGTTCTTTGTAATTCCAAGGGAATACGCAGCGGATCGTATAGAGATATACAGCGAAACCAATCGTACCACAGCGTCCTACGACATTACTGCTACTCTTGACGGCTACTACCTAACATGGACGCAAGCCGTAACACTGAAAGAAGAAAACTTTTACATGTTGACGGTTTACAACGGTGTCAATGTAGTGTATACAGATAAGATATTCTGCACCAATCAAACGGTAAGCACTTACAGTAGAAACAATGGAGAGTTTATAACTCGATCATCAAGTAACGAATATATCACTAGAGATTAATGGAAGATTTTGATAATATACATGTGATTCAATTAGCACAATACGAAAGCCCAGAAGTAATTGAGGACACAAAATCAGAATGGGTAGAGTACGGAGAAGACAACTGTTACTATGATTGGTTAATCGATAGGTTCCATAAATCGCCAACGAATAACGCTGTTATCAATAATATCTCACGCTTAATCTATGGTAAGGGTATGACTGCTTTAAATGCTTCACGTAAGCCGCAGCAATACGCTCAAATGAAAGCGCTATTTAGTCCTGAAGTACTTAGAGCCACTTCACAGGGGCTTAAAATGCTAGGAGACCACTATCTCCAATGTATCTACAATAAAGCACATACTAAGATTGAAAAGGTACATTTTATAACGGCTAACTACGTTCGCCCTGAGAAGTGCAATAAGGATGGAGAGATCGAGGCTTACTATTTTTGTGATAACTGGAAAGATACCAAGAAATATAAGCCAATGAGGGTGCCAGCTTTTGGTACTTCAACAGAAGAAATTGAGCTTTTACGCATTATGCCTTACTCTGTAGGTTTAAAATATTTTGCACCTGTAGATTATCAAGGCTGTCTACCTTACACTGTGCTAGAAGAAGAAATAGCTGACTACCTTATCAACGAAGTACAGAATCACTTCTCAGGTACAAAGGTTATTAACTTCAATAACGGGGAGCCTACAGAAGAGCAAAAAAAGCAAATCAAACAGCGTGTACATAGTAAGCTAGCTGGAAGCAACGGAGAGAAAACAATACTTTCTTTCAATAAGAACGTAGAAAACCGTACTACTATAGAAGACGTTTCTCTAAATGATGCGCCAGAACATTATAGTTACCTATCTAAAGAAGCGGAGCAAAAGGTTCTGATTGGTCACAATGTTACCTCTCCAATGTTAGTGGGTGTTGTGACAGACAACCAAGGATTCAGCTCAAATGCTGAAGAAATTGAAGTAGCGTCAAAGTATTTTTATAATACAACGATTCAGCCTTTCCAGCAGTTAATCATAGACGCTATAGAAAAGATCCTAGCCTTTAACAATATCTCTGGATTAAAACTATACTTTAAGCGTTTAAACTTACTAGAATCGATTGAAGAGGAAACCCAAAGAGAAGAGGAACAACGACTATCATTAAAAGCAGATAGTTTCTTAGATGGACTAGGAGAGGATGAGAGCGACGAGTGGGAGCTTATAGATGCAAGAGAGGTAGATTATGATAACGAAGATGATCTTAACGCACAAGTCCAAGAGTGGGAGGCTGAAATCAATAAACCTACGAAACTAAAAAAGCTTTTGAATCTCGTATCTACTGGTACAGCAAGAGGTAATGCTCGAAGCTCACAAGATCAAGAAATAGACGGTTTTTATTTTAAAGTACGTTATAAGTACGTAGGAAATCCAAACCCAGAAAGAGAGTTCTGCAAGGTTATGATGAGAGCCAATAAAATTTACAGGAAAGAGGATATTGAGCAAATGGGTAGAAGAGCTGTTAACGCTGGCTTTGGCTTTGGAGGCGCTGATACTTACGATGTATGGCTTTATAAAGGAGGGCCGCGATGCAACCACAAATGGGAGCGCCGTACCTATGTAAGCACAAGCCGCACAATAGATGTTAAAAACCCAAACGCCAAAACAATAAGCACTAACAAGGCTAGGAAGTTCGGGTATAATCCAGTAAATCCTAGAGAGGTTAGCATGAAACCAAAGGACATGCCGCACAAAGGCTATCACCCTAACAACCCTAATAAACCAGCAGACGCGAGATAATGGCTACACTACTAATAACACCCAACGACATAGTAAAAAAGACAGCGTTAAACGGTAACGTAGACACTGACTTATTTATTCAATTCCTTGAGATAGCGCAGGACATTCATATTCAGAACTATCTAGGTACTGATTTACTTGTAAAGATTCAATCACTTATAAGTGGTGGAACCTTAGACGATGTAGCAAATGTAGACTATAAAAACCTACTTGACGACTACGTTAAGGATATGCTTATCCATTGGGCTATGTATGAATACCTTCCTTTTGCGGCTTATACTGTAGCAAATAAAGGCGTGTACAAGCACCAATCAGAAGACGCTGTTACAGCAGAGAAAAATGAAGTTGATTATCTCCAGGAGAAGCAGGAAACAATAGCCAACCATTATACTCAGAGGTTTATTAAGTTCATGAGTTTTAACGCAGGATCAAAATTTCCTGAGTACTATTCAAATTCTAATGAAGACGTTCACCCGGATAAAATAACAGACATTACAGGATGGGAGATATAGTAAAGACATACAAGCCAAAGAAAGAAAACGAGATCAAGTTGATGGAGTACCTAAATAGCACCAAAAAAAACAAGGGTAAAACAAAAAAACAACTAAGTAGTAATACTTAAATATGCATGTATTGGTCGAAAATACTTGCAAAAACAATCTTAAATACAAGTACATATATTAATTTAACAAAATCAGAATTATGGCAGACAATCACATATTCACAATTGAGTACCCTGACGGGACTAGAGAGGTACACGAAGTTAAAATTCCTGAGACTGGAGACAAAATTGAGTTTGAATACACTTCATCTGTTGACGGTGGCCCAATTTATTCACCTAAACACATTCCGGCTGGTGGATAAAGTTGACAAAATAGCGATAACGGCGGTATTTATTATAGCATGGGCTTTAAGTATACCTTTAGCCCCTGTTATAATGGATCAGTTCTTAATCAATGAATACTTAAAAGTGAACGTTTGGACGCTTTTGGTTTTTGGTGGAATATCTGCTCTTTGCGCTATTAGTTCGACTTTATTCTTACCAAATCAAAACAAGTGGTATTGGCACGTAATAAGATACATTGGTTTGTCAGTAAGCGTTTGGTTCGCTATTGGAGCTATATATCATATTTACGGAATCTTTGTGGGTTTCCTACCTATGAATGAACTAGCTGAAGAAACTTTTCAGACAAAGCTAGCGCTTGTTGTGAGTTTAGGATTTTTCACAAAAGTATTATACGAGAGATGGAAGGCAAAGAAGTTGTAGAGTCAGCCGACATAATTAACACTGTATTGGTTTGGATTTCACCAATGATGATCGGGGTTTTAGTTTATTTATGGAAGCGCGACCAAAAACAGCGAGACGAAGAAAGAAAAGAATTCAAGCAGTTTATGCTATCTCAAAGGGAGATTAACGAAGCAAACTCTGTAATTCTTACCCGGCTTACTACTATTCAAGAGATGCAGGGTAATAAATAATAACTATATTTACACAAAATCTAGTGTTTAGTGTTTTAGTTTTTAAGGGGGGTGAAAGTCTCCCTTTTTTTATGTCCTTACCGTTTATACTTGATATTTACCGCTTATCACAATTATCATTTTAAAAGAAAAAAGAAGCCTTATATTTGAACTGTAGAGACAAAAGAGTCTTTTTCATAAACAGTAAATAGTGGTTTTAGGTTAAGCCCGCGTTTTCTTGACGGTTTGCGCGGGGTCTAACTA